TGCAGCTTTCACGAAGCCGGGGTTATAAGGCCGCCGATAGTCGGAGTGTAGCGCAGTCTGGTAGCGCACCTCGTTCGGGACGAGGGGGTCGCAGGTTCAAATCCTGCCACTCCGACCAGCACTTAGCTGACTTTAGAAACCCTCGGTCCCCCACTTGGTCCCCCACTTGAGGGCCTGTGAAGCCGAGCGAACGCATCGCGCGCTTCGCCCAGGAAGTCAGGATGGTGGTGAGCGTAGCCATCCGTGAGCTGCTTCTCGGTCATGCCGAGAAAGCCCGCGGCTTGCCAGATCGGCGTACCCGCTTGCATTTGCCAAGTAGCGGCGGTGTGGCGGAACGTGTGAGGGATTACATCGTCGCCAAGCTTCAAAGCAGTCACGGCGCTCTTGAAGCCCTTGGAGACGCGCTTCACCGGCGCCCGGTCGTATTCAACAGCAAAGCGCTGACCCATGCGCTTCCAGCGGCGCAGGTGCGCCAGCAAGCGATTAGGCAGCGGCTGCGGCGGCTGACGTTTCTTGGTCTGCTTTAGGCGCGGCTTCGGATAGAGAAGTCCTTTGTCGAGATCCACATATCCGTGACCAATCGTCGGCTGTAGTGCGGCCGCACAGACGGCGCCCGCGCGTCGCCCGGTGTAGAGCGCCGCGAGAATGAACTTGGCGATGTGCCGGCGTGAGCGTCGATCGGTGGGCTTGCCCTGTTGAATGTCGCGATAGCGCCAGCAATGCCAGATCAGCGCGGCAGCTTCATTGCGCGTGAGCCATCGTTCGCGACCTGGCCGCTTAGGCGGCAGCGTGACGATAACGACCTCAGAACATAGTCTCTGATTGCGGTGATAATTGATCGCGGCTCGAAGGTCTTCCAGATGCCTTCGCAGGACGGCGTCACTTGAACAGGTCTCGCCGTACTCGTTGCAAGATGAGTCATCTATTTGAGCGAGCGTTTTGCCGAAGAAGCCGATGATCAGTCGGCGAATGCGCTGTGCGGTTTCTTTGGGCGTCGCGCAATTAGGCACGACATTCTTGGCATATAGAGCAAGCACATCGGCGACAGGTATCTCAGATGCCGCGCGAGAGTTTTTAGAGACAGCGGTTACGTGCTTCCTGCCAAGATACTTTTCTAGGTATCGCTCAGCCCCTCGACGATCGCCAGCGCCGCATCGTGTGCTTTCTTCATATCGGACGCTGTTGATCCAATCGCGGATGACCCAGTGCGCTCGCCTGTTGCCACGCTTGGCGCGGAGATGAAGGTGAGCCCCTTTGTGTTTACTCGGCACAGCTCACGCATCCTCTCGATGTTCGCAGGGGTCGTATAAAGCTTGCCCGCAATACGTTCAATCACCAATCGTCCGCGCGCAGCTTCTTTTCTCAAGCCGCTCGCGGTTACGGAACCATCGGGAAAGGCTAATAAAGCGGCAACGCTTAATCGCAGGGGAGTTTCGCTAGTGATATCAGAGCTGGTGAGTGAAATCCTTTTATTCATACGGAATTTATAGCCACTTTTTTAGGGCTGTGTGCGGTCAGTATTGATTTAGGTGAAAAGTTCCTATAGCTAAGTGCGCAGCGCCTTTATTGAGTCGCTATAACTGCATCGCACAACACTTGTAACCTTGAAATTGCGTAACAGGAGTGAAGGCGATGCTTAAGGAGGCACCGATGGTTAAACCAGTTGGTAAGGCATTACTGCCCTACGCCTATGCTGATATGCCGATTGCGAAATACATTTCTAAGCAGGTCGATATATCCGTAAGCATGGGGAAAACACAGCGCGAAATCGCTGGAGAAATCGGCTATGCGTCGCCGAACATGATCTCCATGTTCAAGCGCGGCGAAGTGAAAGTTCCGCTGGATAAGATTCCGGCTCTAGCGCGGGCACTGAACGTCGATGCGGCGTTCCTGTTTAAGCTCGCGATCCAGCAGTATTGGCCAGACGCAGGCGAAGCGATTGCTGAGATTTTCGGCACCGTTCTGACCAAGAACGAAACCGCGATCGTCGAGAAGCTGCGCCACAAATCGAAGGGATCCGATCCCCAAGAGCGGCGCGTGAAGATTACGATTGAGGACTAAGCGGCGGGAGAGCAATCTCCCGTCGTGAATAAGGCGATTAAGAGACGCGCTTCCCCGCGCGTTTTTTAATCGCCTAGGAGACAAGTCAATACTTACTTTCGAAACCCCCGAACCAATAAAAAGGATGGCCATGTCCCTAGCTGCTCAGATCAAGCGGATCACAGAAGTATCCCAGGAGCGCGCCTACGAAATCATCGCAACGCTGACCGAGAAGATCACCACGGACACGCACGCGACAAGGATTGTCACGGGTTTGTCGGCCGAATACGGGCCAGTGCATGTGGTAATACCGCCCTTGGGCGACGCCGTAATACTCCCATTTGCTATCCACGACTAACTCTTTTAGCTTAGCGTCACAGTCAAAATTGACTGATTGACGGGAGTTAGATATGGCTGTTCAGGACGTTCAGGTTCTTCGCGAGGTCGTGAGGAAGCTTGTGCCCATGATCGCGGGACGCGGCGTGCGCGTCACGCAAATGGGTGCGCAGGCTTACGTCTCGCATGATGCACGTACTGGAAAGACCAATCGAGTTAACATCCCGCATCTGCCCGACAACGCCGACGAGGCGCTGATCCTAGCCACGCAAGGCTTCATCGACCACGAATGCGGCCACATTCTTGACACGGATTGGAAGGCGGTCGCCGGCGGCAAGGATGTTGGGCGCGAGATTGCCGAGGATCAGAAGATCAACGCCGATGTGGCGATTGGCCGGATATTAAATCTGGCGAACATCGTCGAGGATCCGTTTGTCGAGCGCTGTATGCAAAAGCGCTTTCCGGGCGTGGCCTGGAACCTCGATAAGCTTTACGACATTTTTATCAAGCGCAAGACACAACCGGCCCTCGATGGCGCAAAGAACGACGCCGATCGATTTGCCGTGTTGCTTGTGCCGATCATTCGCTCAATCGCGGGCCAGAAATACTTCACCGATTTTCTCGATGCAGGAAAACATTGGGACGAGCCGCTAGTGAAGGCGTTCATGGATCGCGTATCCGAGCCGCTGCGCAAAGAAATTCGCACGATCAAGACATCCTGGGACAGCCTCGATATCGCGCGGCAGCTCTACGATATTCTGCATCCCGAGCCGCCTCCGGCGCCCCCACCGCCGCCACCCGCTCCGCCGAAAGACCCGAAGGACGACAAGAGTTCGGGTAAGGGCAAATCAAAGAAGCCTGGCGATGGCGCCGGATCGAGCGATAAGCCCGAAGAAGAGGATGACAAAGGCAGCGGCGGCGAAATGATGGACGAGCCGCCCCCGCCCGAAGCTGACGCGGAAGAGAGCGCCGATCCCGAAAAAGATGAAGGTGAAGCCGATGCTCCCGAGGACAAGAAAGACGGCGAAGGCGAAGAGGCTCCCGCAGAGACAGAGCCCGCCGACGCCGAAGATTCCGAGGCCGAGCCCGATATGGATGAGCCTGAACCCTCTCCAGAAGATCCATCTGATAGCGATTCTGTCGATGGAGGCGACGGGCCGCCCGAGGAGAAGGCCGAGTCGGAAGAGGCCGACGAGGGCGATGATTCAGAGAAGGGCGCGGATGAGATAACCGGCGACGAGCCGCCCGCGGAAGAGAGCGAAAAAACCGGGGCAGGCGAGCCTTCGTCGGATGAAGCCGAAGAGAGCGATGGCGCATCGGAGGATGCAATGGGCAAGCCCAGCGAGGGCGAGCCCGAAGAGGCAGAGCCGTCGCCGTTCATGTCGGTAGAGGTTCCCGACTCGGATGATTTGTCGGCGGCTATATCCGATATGATCACCGACGCGGCCACGCGCGAGACGCGCGGCGCTGACTATCGGATTTACACGGGTGAATGGGACATCATCGAGCCGCTCGATATTGGCAGCGATTATCAGCCAGGATGGCTGGAGGCGCTCGACGGGCAGACACGTCACATGGTTGCGCCGATGCAAAAGGAAATTGAACGCATGATGGCCGCACGCAGTCAAAGCGTGAAAGTGCCGGGCTTCCGTTCGGGTCGCTTGCACGGCGGCTCGTTGCATCGCCTTCGCGTCAACGATGATCGGGTATTCCGGCGCAAGCAGGAAAATCACGACACCGCAACTGCGGTAAGTCTGGTCGTCGATAACTCAGGCTCGATGGGCTCTCATAAAACCGCTATCGCTATGGCGTCGGCTTACGCTCTGTCACAAACGCTGGAGCGGGTTGGTATAAAGCACGAGGTTATCGGCTTTACCACGAAGAATTTGTTGCCGGCGCAGGAGAGAGAGCTTCGCGCCGAAGAGGCCCGTATAGGTATGACCTTCTCGCGCGTCGAGCGCTTGTATATGCCGATCTATAAGGGCTTTGACGAAAGGCTTACGCCTGATGTGCGAAGCCGCTTCGCTAAGGCGTTCGCGCGAGCGGGCTTTCTTAGCCAGAACATCGACGGCGAAAGTGTCGCGGTCGCAACACGAAGGCTTATGCAGCAGCGAGAGCCGCGCAAGGTGATGTTGGTGTTCTCAGATGGTCAGCCCGCTTGCTACAGCCATCACCATGACGAAATTCATTCGAGCCTGCACGCATCGGTCGCCGATTGTAAGCGCTTGGGCATCGAGATTGTGGGTATCGGCATCGAGGATGACTCGGTGCGGACCTACTATCCAAAATACATCGTGCTGGAAAGCGTAGAAGAGCTTCCTAAAACGGTCATGGGCGAGCTTAAGCGCATCCTCATCAGGCAGGATAAATAATGAGATCGACACGAAAGAAATAGCTTGCATGGGTTCTTCTTTGGGTGTTCATTGGTAAGTCAGTTTTGACTTGCAACCCAAAGCAATCTGCTGCAAGTTTTAGATAGCAAGTCAAAATCAGGGGTTTACGGATATGACGACAGGTGACGGCAAGATTGAATGCAAGATCGATGGGGCGCGAGTCCATTCGATCCAGGTGCATATCAAAAAGACATACCCGAGCGAGTGGTCTATCGCTCGCTACCAGAAAGAATATCCAGGCGAGCCGCTTCTGTCGCCCAAAGCGCAGGAAGCCGTTCTGCAAAAGAACGCTGAGACAGCCGCCGCGGCCGTTATCGACGCCGCAGGCCGCAAGCCTCTCGCCGAAATCTTCGGCATACCGCCGAACAAGGCGCTCAACGGGCGCGGTCAACCAATCACAGTCGCGTGCTTCGACGAAACGTCCGAAGAATGCGCGCCCTTCATTCCCGATGTGGACAAGAACTACGTGTTCAACATCGAACTCCTTAAGAGCGTCTTGATCGGCTACGAACTGAATAAGACCGTTTATCTTCACGGTCTGCACGGCTCGGGCAAGACAACGCTTTTGGAGCAGGTAGCGGCGCGAACAAAACGGCCGTTCCTGCGCTTGCAGCACACCATCAATACCGAAGAGGCTCACATTCTTGGGCAGTGGACAGTGAAGGAAGGCGAAACCGTCTTTGCGCTGGGGCCGCTCCCGATAGCGATGCTTCAAGGGCTGATCTATTGCGCCGACGAATACGACTTCGCCTTGCCGTCTGTGTCAGCGGTCTATCAGCCGGTGCTTGAAGGCAAGCCCCTGCTGATCAAGGACGCGCCGCCGGAGATGCGAGTGATCAGGCCGCACAAGAACTTCCGCATTGTCGGCACCGGCAACACGAACGGCTGCGGCGACGAGACTGGGTTGTATCAAGGCACGCAAATTCAGAACGCCGCGAACTACTCGCGTTGGGCGATTACCGAAGAGGTCGAGTACCCCGAAGAGAAGATCGAAACGGCGATCGTTGCGGGGCAATCGGGCGCACGCATGGAAGAGGCAAGCAAGCTGGTCAGGTTCGCGACGGAGGTGCGCAAAGCATTCCGGGGCGGGCAGATTAGCTCGACCGTGTCGCCACGCGAGCTGATCAACGCCGCATTCCTGGGTCTTGTTCGGGGCGGCGACTGGCGCGGAGGCTTGAAGCTTGCCTTCGCGAACCGACTTTCACGCACTGACCGCGAGGTCTGTGATCAATTCGCCCAACGCATCTTCGGGTAACATGGCTTCACAAGAATCGTTCGAGAAGCATCGTAAGCTCCTTCTTTACATCGCGCATAGAGTGCAGCGCCGATGTCATGCGGCTGGCGCCAAAACGGTGCAGTTGGATGATATCTTTCAGGAGCTGACGATTGCGTGGTGCCTGGCGCGGGATAAATGGGAACCCGAGATAACTCTAAAAGACGGGTCCAAGGCTCACATTCCGTTTGGCGCGTATCTCATGCGCGGTATGTCGAGGCACATCAATCGATGGGCTAAGTATGAATTGCGCCAATGGGAAATGGCGCCATTCGAGCTGGACGCAGAAATAGAAGGCGACGGCACAGGCGACGGTACGCTGCATGATGTTTTAGCGGACCAAACCAAGCTAGGGCCGGAAGAGATTATGATCAAGAAGGATCTCCGGGAGTATGCGCGTGACCCGCTGCGCTGGAAGAGAAAGCTGCGCACGCATAAGCCGCTTACAGCGAACACGGAAAAGTTTCTGGATCTGATGGACGATCCGCCTGCGCGGATTATGGCGATCGTGCAGGGATTGCAAGCGAGAGCAGCGTATGGACGCAACGTGCTGAAAATCCCCTCGACTTTCGCGCCGCGTCGCATCACAGGTTCTCTCGTGCTCGACATCATGGGCGTCGATGACCGCAAGGAGCGGGCGGAAATCTACAATCAAATCGAACTCCTAAGCGATAGGGTAAGTCAACAATGACTGTAAATGTCCCAGACCTTTCGTTGGCGCCTGGCTGTTTCGGCGGCGCGATGATGTATGAGGCTTCGGCGCGCGAATGCGCGGCGTGCCCGTTCGCATCGGCGTGCGGACCACTTGCTCAAAAAGACCTGGCGACGCTGCGCGCGGAGCTGGGAATTGTGCCGCCAACCGCAGTGACCAAAGCGACGCTTACAAGAAAGGCTCTTGCAGCGACAGGGTTGCTGGCAAATCCAGCGATGCCGAAGAAGGTCGCGGCGCATATCGAGCGGCTCGATCGGCTTGGTATCAAGGTCACGCCGGCGCTCGCAGAGGGCAAAAATCCCTTCGCTGGAAAGAAGCCGCTGTTTCTTCGAATAGCGTGCCACCTGCTGCTGACCGCCAAAGACGGCTTCACCCGCGACCAGCTTGTTATGTGCTTCACGCACAAGCTTCTGCATACGCCGGACACGGCGCAGGCGCACGCAAAGCAGGCGGTACAAATTCTCGAAGCGCTCGGCGCGGCGCGCGAACTGAACGGCAAGATCGAAATGACGGTGCCGAAATGACCATCAAAGAGGCGCTGCTTCGACAAGATATGAGGCCAAAAAGAGGCGCGTGGGCGCCCGGAGATTATCTATGCAGGTGTTCAAATTGCGGTAACAACTTCATCGGCGACAAGCGAGCGCTTTGGTGCGCGTCTTGCGCATGTGGGCCGCATTTGTTCGTGGACATGGATGGCGTTCTAGCGGATTTCGACGCTGGGCATATCGCGAAATTCGGGCGCCCGCCGACGCGCGAAAAGAAAGGCGTCGAGTGGGATAAAATACGGGCGATGCCTACGTTCTATCGTGACCTTCCGCCGATGCGTGGGTTCGAAGAACTATGGGCGTATGTGGCGCCACATCACCCAACCATTCTAACGGGCGTGCCCGAGGATAATGACGACGCGCCAGGCAACAAGCGGATGTGGGTCGATAAGAACATCGGCAAAGATCAGCCCATGATTTGCTGTCAGGCGAAGGAGAAATATCTCTACGCCTCAAGAGGCGACATTCTTATCGATGATTACGAAAAATACCGCGCTCTTTGGACAACCGCGGGCGGCGTGTGGATCACGTACATCACCGCTCCGCAGGTGATCGGCGCGCTCAAAGGAATGGGAATATGAAGCGGTCCTTTCGATACAAGTATTTTCGGGCGCTCGCTATATCGGTGGCCAGCGCATACGCGATCTTGTCCTTTATCTTTTGGGACATCGGAATTTTTAGGCTGCTTTTTGTTGTGCAGTGGAACCCATTGCTGCGTCTTGCTTCATTGGTCGTAGTATGCGCGTTTGCGGTTACTGCTTTCATTATAGCGATGCCGTCGCCTTACGCTCACCTTCACGCGCCGCGTAGAAGGTCGCGCTAATGCACGCAATACTCGCAGCCCGTTCCAATTTCTCGATCGGCGAATCGATCATTACGGTCGAGCAGCTTATCGAGGCTTCGAAAGCTGCCGGCGCCACGGCTGTCGGCATGACCGACACCATGAGCGTGACGGGCATGATCGACTTTACGAACAAGGCGAAGAAAGCCGGCATCAAGCCGATTATCGGCTGTCGCTTGCGGCTGACCGATAACCCCGGCTGGCGCAAGACCAAGGAAGATAAAAAGGCGCCACCCGAATACTACGTGACCTATTACGTGTTGTCGGAGAAGGGCCTCGCCATTCTGTTCAAGCTGCTTACCCTCGCGAACACCGAGGAGCGTTTCTATTTTACCGCGAAGCTTGGGTTTCAAGACTTGTACGATGCGCTGTTAGAAGCGTCAAAAGATGATGTAGCAATCGCGTCTAGCGATGCGCAGAGCGTCGCAACGCATAAAGATGCTGCGATGATACTCGCAACGATATCAGCGCGCATTAGCGTCGAGAACACTTTCCTGTCATTGACGCCGATCAACACGCCCTATTGGGACACGCTCAACAAGCGGTCGCTGGCGTTGGCAACAGAGGTTGGCTTATCGATGCTCGTGACGCGGCCCGTTCTTTACAAGAAGGGCGAAGCCGACGCACTCGATGTGATGAACGCCGTGACCCGCAACACGCGCATGGACGCGCTGTGGGCTTACTCGCCGCCGGCGCGCAACATGCACGCGCTGACAAGCGAGGAGCTTGTGGTTGAAATAAGAACGATGATTTCACGCCTTGTGGGCCGCGGCTTGGATATTCGCGAAACGACGCTGGCTGTCGCAAAGGGCATGGTCAACACCGTGTCGCTTGATCACAAGGCAAAATACATCTGGTCGAAGGCGCCGATATCGCTGCCGAAAATGGCCGAGGATGAGTTCGCGACGCTCGTGGCTGAATGCAAGAAGGGCTTCGCTGAGCGCCTGGTCGAGACGACATTCGGTCACAAGCCGACGCCCGAAGAGCTTCGCGCGGTCTACATGCCGCGGCTCGCATACGAGCTTGGCGTAATCAAAAAGCTGGGCTTCTCCGGCTACTTTCTTCTCGTTCAGGACATCGTTCAATATGCAAAGAAAAACGGCATACTCGTCGGCCCAGGCCGTGGGTCGGTTGGCGGTTCGCTTATGGCGTACTGCATGGGAATTACTGATTGCGATCCTATTCGTTTTGGATTGCTATTCGAGCGGTTCATCAATCCCGATCGTATCGATTTACCTGACGCCGATCTGGACTTCATGTCGGCACGGCGCCACGAAATTGTGGACTACCTTATCGAAAAATACGGCAAAGATCGCGTCGCTGGTATCTCCAACTTCAATTCTCTAGCGGCGGCTTCGACGATCCGCGATGTCGGCAAGGCGTTCGGCTTGGACGAGAACGACTACCGATGCTCCAAGCTGGTCAAGAAAGCGCACGGCGCCAACATCGATCTGGTCGATCAGGTCAAACTCGTGCCCGAAATATCAGCGTTCGCAACGGCGAATAAGCCGTTGTGGGACGTGATGGTGCAAGTCGAGGGCTCGCTCAAGTCGATGGGCCGGCACGCGGCCGGCGTCGTCGTAGGTGGCGTCGATCTTGTGGAGCGCGCGGTCATCGAACGGCGCACAGACGGCGCCACGATCAACTGGGACAAGCGGATCGTCGAGGATCAGGGCCTTGTGAAGGTCGATATTCTTGGCCTTGAAACGCTCGACCTCATCAACATGACGCTCGGCTACATTCGCAAGCGGCATTCTGTGACGCCCGATCTTCTGCGCATCCCGCTCGACGACGAGAAGGTGTTGGCGCACTTTGCAAACGGCAAGACGACTGGCGTGTTCCAATTCGAGTCGGGCGGTATGCGCGCCCTGCTCAAGAATATCGGCCGAGACGGCATTACCTTTGACGATATCGTGGCCGCTGTGGCGCTCTATCGCCCAGGCCCGATGGAGTCGGGCATGATGGACAGCTTTTGGCGCCGTAAGCAGGGCATTGAAGAGGTTGCGTATGACCACCCGCTGATGGAGCCGATACTTAAGCCGACGTTCGGCGTGTTCGTCTACCAGGAACAGGTCATGCAGACCTCGCGAGTGATCGCGGGTTACAGCGGCCCCGACGCCGACAAACTGCGTAAGATCATGGGCAAGAAATTGCCCGAAGAAATGAAGAAGGAGCGCGGTAAGTTCTGCGACGGCTGCGTCGCGACTATTGGCTGCACGCCCGAATGGGCAGGCGATTTGTTCGACAAGATTGAGGGGTTCGCCGGCTACGGCTTCAACAAAGCTCACTCCGTCGAATACACGCTAATCTCCTATCAGTGCATGTGGCTCAAGACCAACTACCCGGTCGAGTTCTTCGCGGCAGCGCTAAGCTTGAATAAGGAAGAGAAACTGCCCGCTGTATTAAAGGATGCATCGTCAACCTTTGGTATAGATATCTGGATGCCTGATATCAACGTGTCGAGCGGACAGTTTGAGATCCTAAACGACACCACGATCTGCATCCCGTTCAATCGCATCAAGGGAATTTCGACCAACACGACGGACGCTATTCTCAGAGCGCGCGAAACTGGACCGTTTAAGGACAAGACCGATCTGACAGCGCGCGTTGAGCGCCGCAAGTGTAACTCGCGGCACGTTGAGACCCTAGATAAGGTCGGCGCGTTCGCGCGGATCGAACCAGGACAGCTTCCGGCTGATCACCCCGATCGCATCAAGGATCAACGCGAGCTAATCCCCGGCCTCATATCGTCATCGGTGCCGATCCATCGCGAGTTAGCTAAGGATCCCCACGCCAAGAATGAGCTGGTGAAGATCGTCGCAGAGTATTGCCGCGATCACGCCGAGGACGGAATGCCGGTCAAGCCGACGATAGGCAAGAACGCCCGTTTCATGGTGGTCTCTGATTGCCCGACGAACGGCGAAGAGCGCCAGGGCTCGATGTCGTATGGCGATAACTTCGCCTCGATTGCCGAAGCGTTGTCGGAGACGAGCCTCGCTCGAAGCGACGGCTACTGGACAGCGCTCATTAAGCGGCCAAAGGAAGGCAAGCAGGTTTCATTGGGCGAGATTACCACCTATCTGCCGTACCTGATGCGCGAGATTAACGCGACCAAGCCGCCGATCATCGTGCTGCTCGGCTCGCAGACGGTGCGCCACTTCATCCCTGACTTCAAAGGGAAGGCGTCTGATAGCCCCGGAAAGATCATCTATAACGCCGTGCTCGATACTAACATGGTTGTGGGCTTCAATCCGGGCGAAATCTTCCACGACCCGGATAAACAGGTCGCTATGAACGAGGTTTTCTCGTCTGTGGCTCAGCTCCTCTCATGACACCACTAGCAATCCGCTTCAAAGCTGCTATAACTATAAGTCAGAAATGACTTACCGCGAGGTTTGATGACCGACGCACCGGCCCCAGAGACGAAACCCGAACCGCGTAAGTTTGCGGTGCGGAATTTCATTAACGAGGCGCAGCTCAAAATCGATTTGAGCTATTCGCTGGCCGATATCAGCAACGCCATGCACGAGCAGGCGGGCTTTACAATCCACTATGCGACGCTGGCCGCCGCGGCGGCGCGCCAGGTGGATGACATCGAGCTTCTTCTAGCCGCAGCCGAGTCCGCCGCCTATCGTATTATTCGAGACAAGGCGATCGCAGACGACGAGAAAATCACCGACTCACGCCTAGCAAAGATGGTCGATGGGTCGAAACAAGTTGTTGCGCTCAAGCAGGCTCTCAATGAGGCGAAGCAGATCAAGGCGATTGCGGCCGGCGCCGTACAGGCGTTTCGTCATCGCAAGGACATGCTCGTTCAAGAGAGCGCCGCATTGCGCACCGAGCGCGGCGGCGAGCTTCGCATAAGCGGGACCGACACGGAGGCCGCTAAGGCTCGTGTCATTGCCCGTTTCAAAGGCGCCGGCCAAGTCGCCTGACGAAATCACCAGTGTCTGAACCGTGAACCTACAAGGAGTTTCTATGCGTATCACAATCAGCCGTGACTTACTGGTCAAAGGATCGATGGCGCTATTGATTAGCGCAAGCGTCCTTATGAGTTCGACAGCGCAGGCGCGCCATGTGCATCACCGGCACCACGTTGCATCCACCGAAACGGGGCTGAGCACATCGAGCCTATTCAGTGGCGGTCTGGTCAGCGAGGCGCGTAAATACATCGGCACCAACCCGACAGGGCGCGGCAGCCTATGGTGTGGCGCTTTCATGGACCTGGTGCTGCGCCGATCAGGCTACAAGGGCGGCGGCAATCTGGCCCTAGGCTATAAGCACTACGGAACGCGCGTTTCCGGGCCACAGATCGGCGCAATAGCCATCATGGGGCGGCAAGGCGGCGGTCATGTGGGCGTTGTGAGCGGGATCGACAACGATGGCAACCCGATCATCATTTCGGGGAACCACAATCGCACTGTAGCAGAGTCGGTTTACCCGCGGGGGCGGATCCAAGCCTACGTTGTGCCAAATTAAAGCTGCACAACCGCGCGAAATCTGCTATAACTAAATCGCTAAATAGCGAAAGCGCTAAACCAAGTCGGCATCGTGCCAAGTCCGGTAGCGCTAGTAGCAGTCGCAAAGTAACCCAAGTCCAAAGTCTTAAAGGAAAACTAAGATGGCTCTAGACCCCGCTCTCCTGGCGCTCGTGAAGAGCGCCAAAAACAAATACTCCCGCAGCTCCAAATCCGTGAAACTCAAGGAAGGCAAGACGACCATTCGTGTCGTCGGCAAGCCTGGTGAGAAATTCTGGGCCGAAAACGGCGTTCACTGGATCAAGACCGAAAAGAACGGCAAGCCCGTTGCGGTCGTCGGCTGCGACGACGAGGTGCATCAGAAGCCCTGCGCGATCTGTACCGCGATCGATAAGGCTTCCAAGTCGGCCTCCGATGACGAAACGCTCGCCATCATCAAAGAATGGAAGATGAAAAAGACGGTGCTGATCAACGCACTGATCCGTTCTGGTGCCGACGTGAGCGAAGATCCGCAGGTTGTCGAACTGCCGCCGACTGCATTCGGCCAGATTCTTGCGACCATCGACGAGTACCAGGCGGCAGATGTCGATATCCTCGACTTCGCTGTCGGCGTGGACTTCGTTGTCGAACGCATGGGTAAGGGCCTCGACACCGAGTACCGCGTGATGGTCGCTCCGAAGTCGAAGCCGGTGCCGGCTGGCACCATCGAGAAGCTGCACGATCTGCAAGCCTACATCGAGAAGGAGTTCTTTCGCGGTGACGAGCGTAAGGCTCTGACCGCGATCGCCAATATGACCGGCATCAACGTCGGCGCGGCGCTCAGTGGTCCCGCTAGTACCGTTCTGTTGACGGGTCCGGCTGGCGCAGTGGATGACGCCATCGTCGAAGAGGCCGTGGTCGAAGAACTCGAAGCTGGCGAAGTAGCCGCGCCCGTACTGCCGACGAAGGCAGCGGTTGCAGCAGCCAAGCCCGCTGTGAAGCCGACAGCTTCTGCAACTCCTCCGGCAACAGCGGCTGCTAAGCCGGCTGCGCCCGCCACCGCTCCCGCCGACTTTGGCGCAGCGATGGGCAAGGATGAAGTCGCGGCGATGTTGGCCGAACTCGACGAGGCTCCCGTAGCCTAACATTGCGAGGTCTCTCGTCCCCGGACCTTGCATGAGCGACGGCGCTGATCCCCCTTCAGCGCCGTCGCATTTTCTCAAACACCAAGAGGCGACATGAATCTTTATCTCGTATCCGCCACTGACGCCAATGGTGAGAACAAAGACTTGTTCGTAACGGCGCCGGACGCAGCGGTCGCTGAAACCGTGATGCTTGAATACTACGACGAGACCATGAAGAACATGATGGCGTTTCGCGTCATCAAAGTGCCACGAACACAAATCTTGCATCCGGTTGTTGGCGCAATCGAGTGGGACGAAATCGAACAAATCATCGTGAAGAAATGAGCCGCGGCCTGCTCCTCATCGACGGATCCAATATCGCGCACGCCTCGAATAGCGCGACGCCGCTCACGGTTGGCGACATGCCGACGCAAGCGATCTACGGCGTGCTGCGCACGCTGCGGCCGATGATCTCCGCATTCACGATGCTGACACCGATTGTTCTGTGGGACGGTCGTAGCTGGCGCAAAGATATGTTCAAGGAATACAAGGAGTCGCGCGATAAGGTCGCTGTGACCAAGAACGAACAAGAGATCGCCGCGCGCCGCGCAGAGCTTAAGGTGCAGTTGCCCTATGTAAAGCTGGCGCTCAAGACGCTCGGCATACGGCAGATGCACGCGCTGAATTATGAGGCAGATGATCTTGCCGGCATGATTGTTGCGCAGAGCGCCGATCGTCGGGTTATGATGATCACCGGCGATAAGGATTGGGTGCAGCTTGTTCGCAAGAACGTGGCGTGGCTCGACCCGCAGCGCAACGAAAAGCTGACCGAAGCAACGATCCCGCAGCGACTAGGTTGGAACCCCGCCAAAAAGAAACTGATGATTGGCGACGGTAGCCGTGTTGAGGGCTGGATCGGTGTGCCGTCTGCGCGCGCCTGGCTCGAAATGAAAGCCCTAATGGGCGATGTCTCGGACGATATCCCCGGCGTCGGCGGCATTGGGGAGAAGGGCGCAATCGAATTGCTCACCCAATTCCCGTCGGTCGCGTCGTTCATGAACCAGTGCATCGATCATTCCATCGACACGTCGAAGCTGCCGAAGAAGTTTCTCCAGCTCGCCGAGGACATGGAAAAGCAGGACAACTTTCAGCGCAACATGATCCTGATGGATCTGAACACAAAGATGCGCCCGGCGCCGATCAATCTGGCGACGACATATCAGGCGAAGAATTTCGACGGCTTCAAGGCTGTCTGTGAAAAGTTCTATTTCAAATCCATCCTCGATAGCTTCGAGCGATGGTGTGAACCATTCGGAGTTGCGGCATGAAAACGCCAGCGCAGAAATCCATCGAGACGGCGGTAAATCGAGCGACGCGAGCTATTCTCGCCACGGTGAAGCTGTTCGAGGAACACAATGTAGCGGTTGAAGATTGCGCCAAGTCATTCGCGCATCTGCAACGTGCCGTGCAGGCGGCACATCGCCGCGCCCACGCCGCGGTAGCCGCGAAGGCAACCTATGTATCATCGTTCTCACTCGATACCGACGAGCAAACCGCCGTGGTGATTGTCGGCAACGCGCCGAATGAAATTCTATCCGAAATGCCATTCGAGGAGATAGAAGCGCCGGCGATCGCGCCCGCTGTGCTCTCTGCGCCAGAGAAGCCCAAGTGGGTAAAGCCCGAAGGCAGATTAGCGGGCACCAAAGAGGTCGTTCGCCCGACAGACAACAAGCCCAAGTCTCACGATGCCGCCGGTCTCACGGCGGAAATGGACAACAAGGGGCTCATCAAGGACGCCGGCTTCGTCGGTAGCTGAGAAAACATGCGCGAAACCATTTCAATTCTATTGTTTATCGCCATCTGCCTCGTGCTGGGCGCGGCGAACGACTCGGTAGGCTTCTTCATTGGCTCGATCATCGGAATGGTGTTCGGCGCCGTTAACAATCACAAGTAAGGAGATCGCTATGGCTTCGGCCGAAGAAATCGCAAAGAGCCTCACAGGCTTGATAGGCAAGAATGATGAAGCGGCGACCGTGTCGCAGTTTCTCGACACTGGCTTTCCTCCGCTGAACTACGCGCTTAGCGGCCAATGGGACGGCGGCTTTCCCGTCGGGCGCGTGGTCGAGGTCTCCGGGCCTCCTAGCGCGGGCAAGACGGCAATCTCTACGAAGGTGATGAGCGCCGCGCAGAAGCTTGGCGGCATCGCTGCCTTTGCCGATCATGAGCGGTCGTTTGCTCTCAAGCTGGCAAAGAATATCGGCCTCGAAGATAAGGCTGGCAAGTTCATCTATAAAAAGCCCGAGACGCTTGAGGAGAGCTTCGGTCTTTGCACCGTTGCTGCCTCTCACATTCGCCAGAACAAGCTGATCGCGCCGTCGGCGCCGATCGTCTGGGTATTCGACAGTCTTGCCGCGATGGTGCCGTACAACGTGCTGTACGACTCCAAGGGCAATCTGCGCGATCCCAAAGACCGCAACATGAAAGACAATCTCGGTCTCGCCGCCGCAGCGTCGGCGCATCTGCCTGCTCTCGCGCAGAAAGCGGAAGACTTGGGCGTTCTGGTCATCATTCTCAATCAGCTTCGGACCAAGCCGGGCGTCGTCTATGGTGATCCCATCTACACGCCAGGCGGCAACGCCAAGGAGTTCTATTTCAGTCAGCGCGTGCGCCTGTCGGCGCAGAAAATTCAGCAAGGCAAAGGCGCCGATGCTCAAGTGCTTGGCATGGAAGTCACCGCCAAGGTGATCAAGAACAAGGTGTCGCGTCCGTTCCTGACCGCATCCTGGCGCTTCATGTTTCAGCCCGATGGCTCAGGTCGCTTCGATGTTGAGCGTTCGTTGGTCGAGTTCCTCGCCAGCGAAGGTCTGCTGAAACCGGCAAAACCCGGCTATGTCGAATGGGGCGGCAAGACAGTTCACAAGGAAACGCTCGCGCGGGATATCGAGAAGCGCGGCGCGTTCAAAGAACTGACGGCGTTGCTGCCCGCGGCTTACGAGCCGCCGGTCGTCGCGGAGGTCGATCTGGAAGTAGAGGCCGCTGCCGCGTGACCGACGAGAAAATCCGAGAGCTGATTAAGAAGGCACGCGCAATCGCCGCGCCCGTTGGTTCCATGCACGCTTATTGGGACGTGATCTTCGACGCCGAGAGCTTGTTAGAAGGCAAATCAACGATTGCCGATCGAGCGGCCATCGAGGAAAGCTTGGCTCGCATTGAGGCGATCTAATGAAGGTCATATCTGTTTGGCAGCCGTGGGCTAATCTGATCGTTCTCGGGCATAAGGGCTACGAGACGCGCAGTTGGCCCGCGCCTGCCGACATGATCGGGCAGCGCATCGGTATTGCTTCGACCAAGCAGCTTAAGGCCGAGCAGCGAACCGCCGCACAGCGTCGGACGTTTCAGAAGCACTATCAGATGGCGATGTTCGGCTGGAATTGCCCGAGCGCAGACATGAGCATGGTCGATATGTACGGCCCGCTCGGTTGTATTGTCGGCACGGCGAAGCTCGTGGCGTGTCACAAGATGACGAGCCGATTGATAAAAGCGGTTGGCGCTCGCGAGAGAAACTTTGGAAACTGGAAGATCGGCGACTTCGCCTGGCTTTTGGTAGAGCCCATTGCGCTTAGCAGCCCGATCCCGGTGCGCGGTCAGCAAGGCGTGTGGAACTATGAAGGCCCCATCGATTAAGATCGAGAAATATCGCAAGGGCAGATCGCGCGGCGGCATCTACACGGTGCCATCGGGTAAGCAAGCGTTCTTAGCCTACAGCAAGCTCGCCTACATTTTCTGCGCAGGCGAAAAGACCATCAGCGACGCCGTGCGCAAAGGCGTCGCTTGCTGGAGCATCGACGAAGAAACCCTAATGAATATGCGCGCTGCTGGCGTGCGCTTCGTAGGCGTTTTCTGCAAGGAGAACCGCGACATTTGGCTCGCCCTAACCGATAGCTTCTTCGACCGCGAGCAGTGCATCATCCACGTCAAGGGCAACCCCGCGCGCCGCTATCTGCCGCTCGGCCGCATGTG